TTGAAAAACGCAGACAACACGAGCGTGGCATCGTCCACGGCTACGCCATCGACTTCGACGCCGCCCGGGTTGAGATCCGGTGCCGCATGGATCGTCTCGCAAGGGCACGATGCACGGCACGAGTTCCTCGATGCCCTGAGCGAGGGTGAGCTGCTGGCGCTGCCCTATATCTTTGAGTTCTGGGCGATGGAACATCAGTTGCCGCCCGAGGGGGACTGGCGCACATGGGTGATCCTGGGCGGGCGCGGCGCGGGCAAGACGCGCGCCGGGGCCGAATGGGTGCGCGCGCAAGTAGAGGGCGCGCTGCCGCTCGGTGAAGGGGCGTGCAAGCGGTTGGCACTGATCGGTGAGACGGTGGAGCAGGTGCGCGAGGTGATGGTCTTTGGCGAGAGCGGGATCATGGCGTGCAGCCCGCCTGACCGGCGGCCCGAATGGCAGGCCACGCGCAAGCGGTTGGTCTGGCCCAACGGGGCGGTGGCGCAAGTGTTCTCGGCGCACGAGCCCGAGGGGCTGCGCGGGCCGCAATTCGATGGCGCGTGGGTGGACGAGCTGGCCAAGTGGAAGAAGGCGCGCGAGACGTGGGACATGCTGCAATTCGGGCTGCGGCTGGGTGAGGCACCGCAGGTCTGCGTGACCACGACGCCGCGCAACGTCGGCGTGGTCAAGGACATCCTCGCGAGCGACAGCACCGTGGTGACGAGCGCGCCCACAGAGGCCAATGCTGCCAATCTGGCGCAGGGTTTCCTGGAGGAGGTACGCGCGCGCTACGCCGGTACGCGGTTGGGGCGGCAAGAGCTGGAGGGGGTGCTGGTGGACGCCACCGAGGACGCGCTCTGGGCGCCGGTAATGCTGGAGGCAGGGCGGGTGGAGGCCGTGCCCGACCTCGACCGGATCGTGGTGGCGATCGACCCGCCGGTGACGGGCCATGCCGGCTCGGACGCATGCGGTATCGTGGTGGTGGGGGTGGTTACGCAAGGCCCGGTGCAGGACTGGCGGGCCTGGGTGCTGGCCGACGCAAGCGTGAACGCGGCGAGCCCGGCGGCCTGGGCGCGGGCCGCGATCCGCGCCATGGAACGCTGGGGGGCAGACCGTCTGGTGGCCGAGGTCAACCAGGGCGGCGACCTGGTGGAGCAGGTGATCCGGCAGGTCGATCCGCTGGTACCGTTCCGCAAGGTCCACGCCAGCCGCGGCAAGGCGGCGCGCGCCGAGCCGGTGGCGGCGCTATACGAGCAGGGGCGGGTGCATCACGTGCGGGGGCTGGCCGCGCTGGAGGACCAGATGTGCGCGATGACCAATCGTGGCTACGAGGGGCGCGGCAGCCCGGACCGGGTGGACGCGCTCGTCTGGGCGCTGACCGATCTGATCGTGGAGCCGGGGGCAAAGTGGCGCCGCCCGAGCGTGCGCGCGGTGTGAGCGGCGGGCGGGCGCTTGACAGATGCGGCCCTAGGGTGATCGGGGTGGTCCCGATGCTGCGGCAGGCCGATGGGGTGGACGTGGAGATTGGCCTTGAGCGGTCGTTGCAGTGAGCCGCGCCATCGCATGTCCGCGGGCAGGCGATCCAACGGTTTTTCAGGGCACTTTATTTCTGCTTTCCCGAAAAACATGCAATTGGCGCGCTAGCTTAGCCAAATCGCCTGTCCGGGGGGCGGACATGCGATGGCGCGGCGGCCTTTGGCCTTGATTCCGCGCCGGGACCAGACGGCAACGTCCGCTCAAGGCCGTTCCCGTTGCCGCAACCCGCCGGGCAGCGCTTGCCCGCCCGGCGGCGTGCAACGGGCTTCTTTCCGGGTTGATGGGATGGTTTTCGAGGGGGCGCACGCATCGCTTAACTTTCCTTAAACCTTTGACCGTCTGATGCCCCTCGAGCGCCGAGGTGAAGGAGCGAGCGATGATACTGGATTTCTTCCGGCAAGGAGGGGCAGAGGTGGCAGAGAGTCCGGAGCAGAAGGCGAGCGCTGCGGGCCGCGTCATCGCCTGGGGCGGGTCGGGGCGCGTGGCGTGGAGCCCGCGCGACACCGTAAGCCTCACGCGGAGCGGTTTTGCGGGCAACCCGGTGGGCTTTCGCGCCGTCAAGATGATCGCCGAGGCGGCGGCGGCGCTGCCGCTGGCGTTGCAGGATGCCGAGCAACGGTTTGCCGTGCATCCGGTGCTCGACCTGGTAGCCGCGCCCAACCCGGCGCAGGGCCGGGCAGAGCTGTTCGAGGCGCTGTATGGCCAGCTTCTGCTGAGCGGCAACGCGTATCTTGAGGCGGTAGGCGCGGGCGCGGGCATGCCGCTGGAGCTGCACGTTCTGCGCTCGGACCGGATGAGCGTGGTGCCGGGTGCCGATGGTTGGCCGGTGGCCTATGAATACAGCGTTTCGGGGCGAAAGCACCGGTTTCACATCGGCGAGGGTGCGCCCTGCATCTGCCATATCAAGAGCTTTCACCCGCAGGACGACCATTACGGGCTGAGCCCGATGCAGGCCGCCGCGCAGGCGGTGGATGTGCACAACGCGGCAAGCCGGTGGTCCAAGGCGCTGCTCGATAATGCGGCGCGGCCCTCGGGCGCGATCGTCTACAAGGGAGCCGAGGGGCAGGGCGCGCTGAGCACCGATCAGTATGACCGGCTGGTCGCTGAGATGGAGGCGCATCATCAGGGTGCGCGCAACGCGGGCCGTCCGATGCTGCTGGAAGGTGGCCTCGACTGGAAGCCGATGGGGTTTTCGCCCTCGGACATGGAGTTTCAACAGACCAAGGAGGCAGCGGCGCGCGAGATCGCGCTCGCCTTTGGCGTGCCGCCGATGCTGCTCGGCATTCCCGGTGACGCGACCTATGCCAATTACCAGGAGGCCAATCGCGCCTTTTACCGGCTGACGGTGCTGCCACTGGTGGCGCGCGTGAGCGCCAAGGTGGCAACGTGGCTCAACGCGTTCACGGGCGAGGCGCTGGAGATTCAACCCGATCTCGACCGGGTGCCGGCGCTTGCGGCCGAGCGCGATGCGCAATGGTCCCGCGTGGCGGGCGCGGATTTCCTGACGGCAGCGGAGAAGCGGGCGCTTCTGGGTCTGCCCGCGCTGCCGGGCGGGGTGGCGGATGACTGAGGGCGCCCCGCCGCCGCGGTACGGTTTCGAGGCATTCGACTGTGCGCCCGCGCTTCGGCTGGAGGCGCATGAGCGGGTCTCTGATTTGCAGCAGCGGGCGATGCGCGAGCGGCTGGAGCGGTTGGAGGCGACGGTCGAGCGGCTGGAGCGCCGCCTGTGGCTGGCGGTCTATGGCGTGGTGGCGGCGGTGCTGGTGCAGGCGTTTCAGCCGATCCTGGCGGCATTGCCGGGTTGAGGGGAAAGGATGAGGTGGATGGAGATGGAGACGGATTTGGAGCGCAAATTCATGCAAGGCGGGGCCGAGGGGCTATCCGTGACCGAAGCGGGCGGGATCGAGGGCTATGCGAGCCTGTTCGATGCGCCCGATCAAGGCGGGGATATCGTCGCGCGTGGGGCCTATGCGGCGAGCCTCAAGCGGATGGGCGCAGAGGGGCGCCGCGTGCGGATGCTGTGGCAGCACGATCCGCGTGAGCCCATCGGCATCTGGGACGAGGTGCGCGAGGACGGGCGCGGCCTGTGGGTCAAGGGCCGGCTACTTGACGGTGTCGCGCGCGCCCGCGAGGCGGCGGCGCTGATCGCCGCGGGGGCGCTCGACGGGCTGAGCATCGGCTATCGCACCGTGCGCGCGGGCCGGAACGAGAAGGGCCAGAGGCTCTTGCAGGAACTGGAGCTTTGGGAGGTGTCGCTGGTGACATTCCCGATGCTGCCCAGTGCGCGGGTGGCGGCCAAGGGCGAGAGCCCCGGGGACGACACCTTGCGCGAGATGGCGGCCGTGCTGAGGGCGGCGCGCCGGGAGATGGCGCGCGACTGAGCCGCCGACCCGCAACCGAGAGGAGTTGACGATGACGACCGAGACGAAGGCTCGGACCGGGGAAGACGTGTCTCCGGCAGCCGAGATGGGGGAGGCCCTGTGCGGGTTCCTCGACGAGTTCAAGGGCTTTCGGGCCGAGATCACCACGCGGTTTCAACAGCAGGAAGACAAGATGACCATGATCGAACGCAAGAGCCTGACACAGGCGCGCCCGCAACTGGCAGGCCAAACCGACATGCATGCACCGCATCGCAAGGCGTTCGACGCCTATCTGCGCTCGGGTGACGATGACGGGCTGCGCGGCCTCGACCTCGAGGGCAAGGCGCTCAACACCGCGGTGACGGCGGAGGGCGGCTATCTGGTCGATCCGCAGACCTCCGAGACGATCCGCTCGGTGCTCAACTCCACCGCGTCGATCCGGGCGATCGCCAATGTGGTCGCGGTCGAGGCGACGTCGTTCGACGTGCTGGTGGACCATACCGAGCTGGGCCACGGCTGGGCCAGCGAGACCGGTAGCGTGGCCGAGACCGACACGCCGCAGATCGACCGCATCGCGATCCCGCTGCACGAGCTGAGCGCGCTGCCGAAGGCGAGCCAGCGGCTGCTCGATGACAGTGCCTTTGATGTGGAGGGTTGGCTGGCCGCGCGCATCGCCGACCGGTTCTCGCGCGCCGAAGCCGCGGCCTTCGTGTCGGGTGACGGGGTGGACAAGCCGCGCGGGTTCCTCAGTCGTCCGGCGGTGGACAACGACGTCTGGACCTGGGGCAACCTGGGCTATGTGCCCACGGGCATCGATGCTGACCTGGGCGGCCCGGATCCGATTGTCGACCTGGTTTACGCGCTGGGTGCAGAATACCGCGCCAACGCCACGTTCGTGATGAATTCGCGCACTGCCGGTGTCGTGCGCAAGCTCAAGGATGTGGATGGCCGGTTCCTGTGGTCCGACGGGCTGGCCGCCGGAGAGCCTGCGCGGCTGATGGGCTACCCGGTGCTGATCGCCGAGGACATGCCCGAGATCGCGAGCGGGGCGGATGCCATCGCCTTTGGCGATTTTCGCGCAGGCTACACGGTGGCCGAGCGGCCCGACCTGCGCATCCTGCGCGACCCGTTCAGCGCCAAGCCGCATGTCCTGTTTTACGCGACCAAGCGCGTGGGCGGCGATGTGAGCGATTTCAAGGCGATCAAGCTGTTGCGGTTCGCCGTCGCCTGAGGCGGGCGGTGAAGACGGGCGGGGGCCGATGGCTCCCGTCCGGGGCGCGTGCCGCGCGACGCGGCGTTGTTCAGCTTCCCCTCCGTCCGTGCAACGCCGGGCGGCACGCGCCGCAAGAGCCGGAGGGGTCCGGGATGATGGAGATGGTCCATGTTGCTGATGGAAGAGACCGCGGTGCCCGATGCCGCATTGCCGCTGACGGAGTTCAAGGCGCATCTGCGGCTGGGCACCGGATTTGCGGATGACGATATTCAGGATCCCGTGCTGGAGGGATTTTTGCGTGCGGCGCTGGCCGCGATCGAGGGGCGCACCGGCAAGGCCCTGATCGAGCGACAGTTTTCCTGGGTTCTGCACGATTGGCAGGACCCGGCCGGGCAGCCCCTGCCGGTGGCGCCGGTGAGTGCGATCCTGAGCTTGGTCCTGCGCGACCGCGTAGACGAGGAAGAGGTGATCGGTGCCGCGCTCTATCGGTTGGAGCGCGACGCGCACCGCCCGGTTCTGCGGCCTGTGGGGCATGGATTGCCGATAGTGCCGACGGGCGGCGTGGCCGAGATCGTGTTTCGCGCGGGTTATGGTACGGGCTGGGGTGACCTGCCCGCCGATCTGGCGCAGGCGGTACTGCTGCTCGCGGCGCATTACTACGAGCACCGGTCCGAGACCGCGCTACGCGAGGGCTGCATGCCCTTCGGTGTGGCGAGCCTGATCGAGCGCTACCGCAAGGTGCGTCTGCTGGGCGGGGGGGCACGGTGATGGCGCGGCCCATGCTCGACCGCCCGCTGGTGCTGGAGGCGCCCGATCGCGTGCCCGACGGCGCGGGTGGGTTCACGCAGGTTTGGGCGGTGCGCGGCACGCTCTGGGCGGCGCTCGACGTGCGCACGGGGCGCGAGGTGGCGGGCGAGGGGCTGCGGCTGGGGCGCGCGGGCTATCGCATCACCGTGCGCGCGGCCCCGCAGGGCGCCCCCTCTCGACCAATCCCCGGGCAGCGGCTACGCGATGGCGCGCGGCTCCTTCACATCCTTTCCGTGACCGAGAGCGACGCGGGCCGCGGGTATCTCACACTCTGGGTCGAAGAGGAAGTGGTGGCATGAGCTATGGCATGGCGGCAGCACTTCAGGCGGCGATCTGGCAGCGGCTCTCGGCCGACCCGGCGCTGGAGGCGCTGGTGGGCGGCGCGATCTACGACGCGGCCCCTCAGGGCACGGTGCCCGATCTCTACGTGATCCTTGGTCCCGAGGATGTGCGCGAGCGCGGTGATGGCACGGCGGCGGGGGCCGAGCATCGCGTCACCGTCACGGTGGTGAGCGCGGCGGCGGGATTTCTCATCGCCAAGCAAACGGCGGGCGCGGTGAGCGATGCCCTGGTCGGCGCGGCGCTGACGCTCGATCGCGGGTGGCTGGTGTCACTCAATTTTCTGCGCGCCCGCGCGCGACGTAGCCGCGACGGGCAGTTGCGCCGGATCGACCTGACCTTTCGGGCGCGTGTGGATGACGGTGCCTGATCCAAGACAGAACGGAGACGAGACATGGCAGTTCAGAATGGCAAGGACCTTCTCATCAAGGTCGATCTCAATGGCGGCGGCAATTTCCAGACGGTGGCGGGGCTGCGTGCAACGCGGGTGAGCTTCAACGCCGAGAGCGTGGATGTCACCAGCCTCGATTCGGCGGGCGGCTGGCGCGAGTTGCTGGCCGGCGCGGGCGTCAAATCCGCCAGCATCAGCGGATCGGGCGTCTTTCGCGACGCGGCGAGCGATGCGCGGATGCGGCAAATATTCTTCGACGGAGAAACACCGAATTTCCAGGTGGTCATCCCCGACTTCGGCACCATCGAGGGGCCATTCCAGGTGACCGGAATCGAGTATGGCGGCACCCATGATGGCGAGGCGACCTACGAGATGTCGCTGGCCTCGGCGGGGCGGCTCGATTTCGTGGCGCTGTGAGCTCGGCGATGGCCAATCCTTACGCGGGCGAGGTGGCGCTGGTGCTCGGTGGCGAGGGTTGCGTGATGCGGCTCACGCTCGGGGCGCTGGCGGAAATGGAAGCGGCGCTTGGGGCGGATTCGCTCGTCGCGTTGGTGACGCGGTTCGAGGAAGGGCGGTTTTCTTCGCGTGACGTGCTGGCGGTGATCGTGGCGGGCCTGCGCGGCGGCGGCTGGGAGGGGCAGCCCTCGGACCTGCTGACCGTCGAGATCGAGGGCGGGCCGGTGGCCGCGGCGCGGGCGGCGGCGCAGCTCCTGGCGCGAGCCTTTGCCCTGCCGGGAGAGGCGGGGTGAGCGAGGCGCGTTTCGATTGGCCCGCGCTTTTGCGGGCGGGCGTGCAGGGGCTGGGCCTGCGCCCGGGTGAGTTCTGGGCGCTGACCCCAGCGGAACTGCGTCTGATGCTGGGCGAACGGCAGGGCGCGCGCCCGATGGCGCGCGACGGGCTGGAGGCGCTGTTGGCGGCCTTTCCCGACCACGAAGAGGAGTGACGAGCGATGGATGAGCTGGACCGCGCCGAGGATATGGAGGCGCAGATCACGGCGCTGGATGACGCGATGGGGCAGGCGGGCGCGATGGCCGCTGCATTTGCCGGGGAGCTTGCACAGGTGCGCGGCGGGTTTGCCGCCGCGGGACAGGACGTGCAGAGCCTCGAACGGGGGCTGAGCCGGGGCTTGCGCGGCGCGCTGAGGGGCGCGGTGGTGCAGGGCGACAGCCTGTCCGAGAGCCTGCGGCGGCTGGCCACGACCATGGTCAACACCGCATTCAGCGACGCGGTGCGGCCCGTGACCGACCAGGTCGGTGGGTTGCTCGCGCAGGGTGTCGGCGCGCTGGTCGGCGGAATCCTGCCCTTTGCCAAGGGGGGCAGCTTCGCGCATGGGCGGGTGATGCCCTTTGCCAGCGGCGGTGTGGTGAGCGGGCCGGTGAGCTTTGCCATGCGTGGTGGGCGAACCGGGTTGATGGGCGAGGCCGGACCGGAGGCGATCCTGCCGCTCAGCCGCGGCACCGACGGGCGGCTCGGTGTGCGCGCGCAGGGCGGCGGTATGGTGAACGTCGTGATGAACGTGAACACCCCGGATATCGAGGGGTTCCGCCGCAGCCAGGGGCAGATCGCCGCGCAGATCGGTCGTGTGATCGGTCGCGGCGCGCGCAATCGCTGAGAGGGAGGCAGGCATGGGATTTCACGAAATACGGTTTCCGGTCAATCTGAGCTTTGGCTCTATCGGCGGGCCGGAGCGGCTCACCGAGATTGTCACGCTGGCAAGCGGGCACGAGGAGCGTAACACGCCATGGGCGCAGGCGCGCAGGCGGTATGACGCGGGTGTGGCGCTGCGCAGCCTTGAGGATGTCGAGGCGCTCATCGCGTTCTTCGAGGCGCGGCAGGGGCAGCTCTACGGCTTTCGCTGGAAGGACTGGAGCGATTACAAATCGTCGCGCGCGGGCGCGGCGCCCGTCTTTGACGATCAGCGGATCGGGGTGGGCGACGACGCCACCACGGCGTTCCAGCTTTACAAGACCTATCGCTCGGGCGCGCAGGAGGCGGTGCGCCCCGTGGTCAAGCCGGTGGCGGGCAGCGTGCGCATGGGCCTTGGCGGCGTGGAGATGCGCGAGGGGGTGCATTACGAGGTGGACGATTCCACCGGTATCGTCACCTTTGCCGAACCGCCCAACCGGGACGTGGCGGTGACCGCCGGGTATGAATTCGACGTGCCGGTGCGGTTCGATACCGACCGCATCCAGGTCAGCCTCGCGTCGTTCCAGGCGGGCGAGGTGCCCAGCGTGCCGGTGGTGGAGATCCGGGTATGACCGGGGCAGAGGCGCTGGCCGCGCATCTCGGGTCGGGGGTGAGCACCGCTTGCCGGACCTGGGCGCTGACGCGGCGCGACGGCGTGGTGATGGGGTTCACCGATCACGACCGTGCGCTGCATTTCGAGGGGATCGCGTTTCGCCCCGAGACGGGCCTGAGCGCCCGCGCCGTGGCGGCGAGTACCGGGCTTGCCGTCAACAATACGGAGGCGTTGGGTGCGCTGTCGGATTCTGCCATCAGCGAGGCGGATATCGAGGCGGGGCGCTATGACGGCGCAGGCGTGCGCGCGTGGATCGTTAACTGGCAGGACGTGACGCAGCGGGTGACAATCTTTGCCGGGACCATCGGCGACATCCGCCGCGCCGGCGGCGCGTTCGAGGCGGAGCTGCGGGGCCTCACGGACGCGCTCAACGTGCCGCTGGGCCGGGTTTTCCAGAAATCTTGCAGCGCCGTGCTGGGGGATCGCGATTGCACCTTTGATCTCGATACGCCGGGGTATGTATCCGAGCGCGAGGCCGAGGAGGTCGCGGAGAACCGCGTGTTCCGCTTTGCCGATATGGCCGGGTTTGCCGAGGATTGGTTCCGGCATGGCGTGCTGAAGGTGCAAAGCGGCGCTGCGCGGGGCCTGCAGGGGATGATCAAGCGGGACCGTATGGACGGTGTCGCGCGGGTCATCGAGCTGTGGCATCCCTTGGGGGCAACGGTTGCGCCGGGCGACGCGCTGCGGATCGAGGCGGGCTGTGACAAGCGCCGCGAGACCTGTCAGTTCAAGTTCAACAACATCCTGAATTTTCAGGGCTTTCCAGATATTCCGGGAGATGACTGGGTGATCACCGATCCCACCAAGTCACCGCGCCTTGATGGTGGGAGCCGTCGCCGATGAGCGCCCGGCAGGATCGGATCGTAACCGCCGCGCGCGGCTGGATCGGCACGCCCTACCGGCATCAGGCGGCGTGCCGGGGCGCGGGATGTGACTGCCTTGGACTGGTGCGCGGAGTCTGGCGCGAGGTGATGGGCGAAGAGCCCGAGCGCCCACCTGCCTATTCGATGGACTGGTCCGAGCCTGCACGGGAGGAGGCGCTGTGGCACGCAGCGCTGCGTCACCTGCGGGCGCGTCCCGTGACCGGGGAGCAACCGGGCGACGTGATCCTGTTCCGGATGCGCGACGGTGCGGTGGCCAAGCATCTGGGTATCTGTACCCGTGCCAGGCGGGACGCGCGATTTGTTCATGCCTATTCGGGGCATGGCGTGGTCGAGAGCGCGCTGAGCCTGCCGTGGCGGCGGCGGGTCGTGGCGCGTTTCGCCTTTCCTGAGGAGGGATAA